TACCTGGAGCTTGAGATGAGCGAACCGGTGAGGATTGACAGGCAGAGGGAGTTGAAGGAGATATTTGAAAATGAAGTTTAAAAAAAAGACAATAGTAATTGAAGCTGAACATTGGTTTCCAGACAAAAATATTGATTGTGTAAAACTTGGCATAACAATAAATTCATTGACTGGCAATTATGTTAAAGCACACATGATTGAAACGCTTGAAGGAACAATGATTGTAAGTCCTGGTGATTGGATAATAACTGGCACCAATGGCGAAAAGTATCCTTGCAAACCAGACATATTTGAAAAGATTTTTGAGCCAGTAGAAACTGGAGCTGGTAGAGATGATGGAGGAAGATGAGTAAACTAACCGATTACAAACCACTGACACGAAACCCGAATAAAGGCACGCAACGAGGAACCGGGATATTAGAGCAATCAGTCCGAGAACTTGGTGCAGGACGTTCTATCCTTGTCGACAAAAACGGCGTCATATTAGCAGGCAATCACGCGCAGGAGGCGTTTGTCAATGCCGGCATGGATGACGTGATAGAGGTCGAGACAGATGGCAAGCAGATCGTTGTCGTGAAGCGTACCGACCTGGACGCTGATAGTAGCGCGGGGAAGAAAATGGCGATCATGGACAACCGCACGAGTGAGCAGGGTTTGGCATGGGACGCTGTGGTCGTGGAGGACTTGCTGAATGAGATCAAGCAGGATGAGGGGGAGTTGGATAATTATCTCAATGGACTTGCGGAGGATGTTGGATTACAAAATGATGATAAATATAGTAGAAATATTGAGGCACCAATTTATAAACCAAGTGAAATAAAGCCAACAATAAATGAGTTATATGATAATCAAAAATCTATTGACCTTATAAAAGAGATTGATAATTCAAGTTTACCAGAGGATGAAAAAGAATTTTTGAGAGTAGCAGCACTGCGACACATTGTTCTAAATTATAAAAGAATAGCTGATTATTACGCCCACTCGAGTGAACAGGTTCAAAAACTAATGGAGGATAGCGCGTTAATAATAATTGATTTTGATAAGGCAATTGAATTAGGTTATGTAAAACTTTCAAGGCAAATAGCAGAACAGTATTTGAAAGATTATGGCGATGAAAAATAAAGATTTTGCTGCTTTTATTTTGTCTCATGGGCGACCAGACAAGGTTGATACTTATAATTCATTGATGAAATCCAACTATACAGGGAAAGTATATATTGTCATTGATGACGAAGATAAGACAGCACAAAAATATTATGATAATTTTGGTGATAAGGTCATTATGTTTGATAAGGCTGCTATTGCTGAAACATTTGATGAAGGGGATAACTTTGGAGATAGAAGGGCAGTAATCTATGCAAGAAATGCATGTTTCAATATAGCCAAAGAATTAGGGATAACCTATTTTATTCAATTAGACGATGATTATATTGGGTTTAGATATAAGATGGATTCTAATTATAAAGGTATCCATGATAAAACCATTTTGTCTATTGATGATGTATTTGATCACTTATTAGATTTTTATAAATCAATAGACGCAAAAAGTATATCAATGGCTCAGGGTGGAGACTTTCTTGGTGGATTAGAAAACGATATACACGAGTCAATTAATCGCCGCAGAAAATGTATGAATACTTTTATTTGTTCAGTAGACAGACAGTTCCAGTTTGTAGGTAGAATAAATGAGGATGTAAATACATACGTGTGGTATCAAAGTTTAGGTAACTTGTTTATGACTTTTCCGTTAATTGCTATTCAACAAAGAGAATCACAAAAAAATAGCGGCGGCATGACAGAAATGTATTTAGACAGTGGAACATATATCAAATCGTTTTATACAGTTATGTATTCTCCAAATAGTGTTCAAATACGAATGATGAGAAGCAATCATCCACGACTACACCATCAAATAAATTGGGATCATGCTGTTCCAGCACTTATTGAAGAAAAATATAGAAAGTCAAAACCTACACCTTAAAAAGGAATTATGAAAAAGTCAGACGTACAATCATCAATCGAACAATTATCAGGTAACATGTCAGCCATAGCACGCAAGCATGGAAAGTCACGCGCGTGGATGTATGAGTATATCCGCAATAATGGCTTGTGGGGAGTTGTAGAGGATTCGCGCGAAAAGATGATTGATAACGTCGAGTCAGCATTGTATAGCCAGGCATTAGCAGGTAACACAACGGCGATGATATTCTTCCTGAAGACCCAAGGCAAACAGCGCGGTTATGTCGAGCGTCAGGAGATCACGGGCAAGGATGGAAATTCAATTGTTGTGAGGTGGGACGATGCCACAAGTGACGATTGACGCTAATCCGCATGAAGGACAAAAGCAGGTACATAATTCGCCTGCCAGATTTGTTACACTTGCAGCCGGAAGACGCTGGGGAAAAACCCGTCTTGGTGTGAACGAGTGTTTAGACGTTGCTTCACGTGGTGGGCGTGCCTGGTGGGTGTCACCATCCTACAAGACAAGCGAGGTCGGCTGGCGTCCGTTGCGACAAATTGCAAGGCGATTGCCGGGTTCCGACATCAGATTGGTTGACAGAATGGTAACGCTTCCCGGGGGTGGATTTGTGGCAGTGCGTTCCGCTGATAATCCAGACAGCCTACGAGGTGAAGGGTTGGACTTTGTTGTCATGGATGAATGTGCGTTTATGAAAAAAGAAGCCTGGACAGAGGCAATCAGACCGTCATTGTCAGACAGACAGGGTAAGGCTTTGTTTATATCAACACCAAAGGGGCGCAATTGGTTTTGGGAGAATTACCAACACGGGTTAGCAGGTGACGAAGGATGGGCGTCGTTCAGTTTTCCAACAGCAAGTAATCCGTACATAGCACAAGTTGAAATCGAAGCAGCGAAACGTGACCTACCAGAAATCATATTTAGACAGGAATATCTTGCTGAATTTATAGAATCGGATGGTGCGGTCTTCCGGCGAGTCCAGGAAGCAATCAGAACAGAGATGATCGACCAACCCATCGAAGGACGGCAATACATAGCCGGTGTTGATGTGGCTGCAGCTGTTGACTATACAGTGATAAGCGTCATGGATATGCAATCGAAGAACCTGGTGTATAAAGACAGATTCAATCGGGTGGATTATAATGTTCTGGAAGACAGGCTGGAATCGGTTTATAAGCGGTTCAATCTGGACTTGATGAAGATTGAAGCCAACAGTATTGGTCAGGGAGTGATTGACCACCTACGCAACAGACGCATGAACATCATACCATTCACGACAACGAACGCAACGAAGCAGACAATCATCACCAACATGCAATCAGCGTTTGAACATGGCGAAATAGGGATTTACAACGATCCGGTATTGATTGGTGAGTTATTATCATACGAAAGCAAGCGCACACCATCCGGGTCATTTTCTTATAACGCGCCTGAAGGGTTACATGATGACTGTGTCATGTCGTTGGCGTTAGCGTGGGACTGTGTTGGAAAATCAAGTGTAATTTTATTCGGGGCGTAGTCAGGAGTATTTATGAAAGCATACAAAACAATTAACGATCAATGGTTACGAGACATGTTCAAAGAGCCTGACAAGGTCAGCAATTCACAATCCGCTTATGACTTCGTTCCTCTAGTATTTCGAGCGTCAAGACTGCGCGCCAATGCAATCAGTAAGGTACCGATTCGTATATATGATAAATACGATGACAAAAAAGAGATCAAATGGGAATTTCAGACGGACAGCAAGCGGTTCATGTGGATAACAGAAATGTCAATGTGCATCGCTGGTGCTGCATACTGGACGCCTGTCAAGCGTGGATCAAAGGTCATTGACTACGAATACCTGAATCCGTATGACATGCACGTCAAGGTTGAAAAGACCCCGGCTGACGGGTACGCAATCAAGTTTCACCAGACAAGCACTGGTGAAAAATGGGTAAACATTCCAAGACGTGGGATCTACGAATTGTTATACTTCCACGAGTTCAACCTGCAATCACCCTATCTACCAGGTCCATCAATGGCACAAAACGCATTGGGCGATGTGCAACTCATTCAATACCTACAACGGTTCGCGTCACACTTCTTCGAGAACGGGGCGCAACCTGTCACACTGTTGGCGATGGAAAATGTTGGCGACGATGAGCGCAAGCGCGTAGAGAATTGGTTCAAACGGGCAGCCACTGGCATCGGGAACGCGTTCGCGGTGTTAGGTGTTCGGGCAGGGTTGATAACACCTACCATCCTGACACCACCAATCAAGGATCTTGTCATTCCAGAATTGCATGAGCAGGCACGACGTAATACCGCGTTGTCGTTTGAGGTGCCAATTACCATGTTAGAAGACGCTGCCAATTTTGCAACAGCAAAATCACATCATGTAGAGTTTTACGAGGATACAACCATACCACGTTCGGGTCAATTGATGGGCGATCTTAACGAGCAATTATTCAGCAAAACAAACATGGTGGCTGTACAGGACTTCAACGAATTGGCGATGTTTCAGGAATATGAGACAAAGCGCGCTGATGTGGCTACAAAATACTACACCATCACAAATGACATGCAATTATCTTTTGAGCTGGCAGGTGTTGAACTATCAGCGGAGCAACTAGCAAGATTACAAAAGGACGCTGTACAGGAAAAAGAAACACCATCAACCGACAAACAGGACGAAAAACAAGATGACAAAGATGATCCCATGCAGGAGGACTTGAAACGCTGGCAACGCAAGGCGACAAAACGCCTGAAAGACGGCAAGGGAGCGGTGTGTGAGTTTGAGAGCGAACACATACCGGAGAGCATCAAGGGCGCAATCTTAGGAGCTTTGGAAGCCGTGCAGTCTGTGAGGGATATTGCAGATATATTTTCAAATGTTTTAGTTTGGTCGGAGTATCCATAATGGCTGATGTTGTCAATCGCGATAAGCTGGAAGCATTACTGGCACGAACAATTTCACGGGATCTTCGTGGTCAATTATCTGAGTTGATGGGACTGTTGGGCGATCCTCCAAATGTGTTTAATGTGCCATCTTCGTTTTGGGATCGTAGCGGTGAACAACTACGATCAACAATTGAGCCGATATTACAGGACATCTATTTGCAGCAAGCTGAAACAGCATTGAATGAAACAAGCATTGGCGTAGATTGGGGACTTATAAACCAAAGTGCGATTGAGTGGTCAAGTCAATACACGTTTGATCTTGTGCGCGGATTAACTGACAGGTCACGCGTTTTATTACGTAATTCAATTGATGCATATTTTCGCAATCCTACCACATTGGGCGATTTACAACGTTCATTGTCTGGTGCCTTCAGCCCTATGCGAGCGGAGATGATAGCAGTCACAGAGGTGACACGGGCAGCGGCCGAAGGTGAACAACGCGTAGTTAATCAGATTATTGCCGATAATCCAGGTATGGAGTCAATAGATATTTGGTTGACGAACCGCGATGATATTACCTGTCCGATTTGTGCGCCGCGCCACCAACAACCACGAGGTAGCAACTGGACGGAGAATCCACCAGCTCACGTGCGTTGTAGATGCTGGTTAAGACATGATTTCAGGATGAGGCAGGATGCTGAACAAACAAATCTTGTTACTTATGAAAATATGAGCCCTGATGAAAGAGAAAGAATAAAAAATAATTGGGTTAACTCTTTGACAAACGCAGAAAAACAGGCTATTCACCATTGGGGTATCAGCGGTTATGACATAAGAAAAATACAATCAGGCGATTTTTCTGGATTGTCTGAATTACAAATAATTGAAGCAAAAAGAACGTTGCCATTGTGGGAAAGTGCCTTGTCAAAGGGTGCAACATACAGCGGAGAAGTTTATAGAGGATTAACGAACGTTCCATACACAGGAGCAATAGATCAATGGAACACAGATTCTATAATAAAATTAACTAATGACCAATCGGCAACCTATGGAAAAGACATAGTAAAAGACTTTGTTGTTATAACAAAAGGTGACAATAGATATTCGTCTGTTTTGTGGAAAATAGATCAAAGGTCTGGTATAAATTTATTTGAGCAAACTAATGTCACTATGGGTGGAAAATCAATCGCAGAAAGTGAAATTGTTATCAGAAAAGATACACAATATAGAGTTATAAAAAATAGATTCATCAAAGAAAATGGTGTTGAATTTAGCAATGACTATTTTGAAGGTACAGAATTTAACTGGCCGAATAATCCACCACAAAACTGGTATCCTAGTAAAGACTTCTTAGGATATTATGAAATAACATTACAGGAGATATTATGAGTGAAATAATAATAAAATATAATCCAAAAGACTTTGTTGTCGTTGATAAAAAAAAAGTACCGGTTGTTATAAAGCATAAAAAAAAGGAAAAGTCTGATAATGGCTGAAACAGGTATTTACATCGACGTCAAGGACATAGCACGGATAGCGAAAAAGCTGGACGTCATGCCTGTGTTCAAATCAGGCATATTTGCAGCTGGTACGTATTTGAAAGGTGTGCTCAGAGAATATCCTGGTTCATCAATCGCAAACAGCCCTAAACCTTATCCCGGCAGATGGTATGAACGCGGATATGGTACGCGCTATGTCAGGAAATCTGGCGGTATTGGTGGGCGTAAAACGTCTGAAACATTGGGCAAACGCTGGACTGTCAAGAAAGAAAATAACGGTATGACAGTTATTGTTGGCAACAACGCATCATATGCGAAATGGGTACAGGGACATAACACGCAGGCGCGATTTCACAAGTCGCGCGGATGGAAGACAACGGGTGACGTAGCAGACCAGGAATCGAATAAAGCGGTAGATATTGTTATGCAGTTTGTACAGGCTAAATTGAATAGTAAATAGTAACAACAAATAATATAAACCACTTGACAACATAATAATATTGTGATACATTATTTCTATAATTTAATATGTGTTCGTACAGGATAGCTTGCAGGACTCGTTGAGTCGATAGCGAAAAGGTACAAAACACGAGACGCCAAAGGTCAGAAGACGGTGTATTGATTGCCAAATTATTGGTAGTTGATACACCGTCTTTTATTTTATCACCATCAAGGAGGCACATGGAAAAATTGAAACTGAAAATCAGGGATATTGGCGAAATAGAACGAGAGCCGGAATTAGTCAAGTCACTGAAATCAATCGAGGAATACCAGGGCGAACCGTTGCAGGTTTTGTTCATCCCTTATGGTGGTCACATCAAAGGGCGTGACAGCGACGGGGAAGCATTTCACGAAGACACTGATATTGTGCTAAACATTGGTGACAACAGACCGATCACATACTATCATGGTTTCGGTGCCGACGATCCAACCAAGATGCAAGACAAACCAGCAATCATTGGTCGATTGGTTTACACACACAAAGACGATCAGGGACATTGGGGTGATGCTTACCTGGATAGTGACGAAGAATTAGCACAACGAATCACAATGGCGATTGCCAATGGTGACGAGGTAAAATCATCCAGTGGGGCAGTCAGTCATCTTGTGCGCATGGGTGAAGGTGGATTGATTGATATTTGGCCTGTTGGGGAAGTTGCGTTATTTGACACGAACAAATGGCGACGACCAGCAAACGAATTAGCAATTGTACAGAAAAAAAGCGCGATTGAAGCGAAAGCGGAACAGCCACAGGATGCGGAAAGTGTCGGAGAGACAGAACCCGAATCAGAGCCGGAAGCTGAAATAGAAATCGAGCTTATATCAACTAAACAAAACAAACAACCTATTAAGGAGATCAACAAAATGGAAAACGAAACCGAAGTAAAAGAAGAAGTATTGACAAAAGATTCAGTCAAATCAATGATTGATGAAGCAGTAAAAGCCGCACTGCCTATTGAACAAAAAGGCGCACCAAGCGTGACCAAGAACGCGAAAGAATCCGCGTCATGGATCAAAGCGTGTATGGCATGGTTACAGGGTGATAATCCTGCTGGATTTTCGAAATCAAAAGAGATGACATTATATCCAGAGTCCTATAAGGGTGCATGGGAAGGCGGAACCGATAGCGAAGGTGGATACACAGTACCGGATGATTTCTACAACAGCATCGTAGAACAACGCGACCTGCAATCATGGGTTCGTCAAGCTCCTGTAATGAAATTCACAACCGGACGCGACCGCATCTTGATCCCAACTGAAGCAACCGCTGGCACAAAACTGATAGTGACCGACGAAGAAGCACTCTATGACGAAAACGAACCAGAGTTCGGACAGGTTGCACTGACCATCTATAAATTTACAAAAATGCTCAAGATTTCAGAAGAATTAATGGATGGTGATGGTGTTGGGTTAGAGAAATATCTTGCTTCAACCTTAGCACGAGCGCAAGCCAAAGCTGAAAACTACTACTTAACCGTAGGAACCGGTACTAATATGCCACAGGGTTTAGTTTATGGTGCGACCTCTTCAGGTGTTATGATGGCTACCAGTGACGTTATCGTTAGCACTGATATCACTGGTGCGCGTGGCGTGTTGAACGCTGGTTTTGATGTTCCTGGTGAAGTTGGCGTTTTGATGGCACCTTCCGTAATGTGGTACATCAAGGGTATTACCGGATCTCCATTCCAGTTTAATCCAACTCCCGCCGGTGGAAATGGTCAATTGTTCGGCGAACCTGTTTACCTGGCACCTGATTGTGACGCCTTAACCGTTCACAGTGGTAAGATCATCACCTGGTTCAACTACAGTGCCTATGCCTTCGCAGAACGTAACGGTTTGCGGATCGCGCGTAATCCTTACCTGTACCAGGCAAATGGTCAGGTTGGTGTATTCGCACAAGCACGTTTTGGTGGTGCAATCACCCAGGCTTTAGGAACAATCTACATGTTAGGACACAACACCTAATTTCAATAATTACGGGGTGGTGTAACAGCCACCCCGAAGGAGTTAAAAAATGGCTAATTTATTAGGACGCGTAAAAGTTGTACCTGCAATCGTTCCGACCGCTGGATCTGTTGCAGCAATTACCGCCACAGAGGTTGATTGCACTGGATTTGACCGGGTGTGTTACATCCTGGGGACTGGTGCTGCTGCAACAAATGCTACACTGACATTGAAAGTACAGGAAGCAGCTGCAACAGGAATGAGTGGAGCTGCCGACATTACAGGGGCTGCACTTGTCGATTTAGCAGCAGCGTCTGGTGCAAGTAAAGTATTTGGTATTGATTGCAGAGTGAATCCTGCAAAACCGTTTCAGATCCTTGTTGGTGCTGTTGGTACTGCTACCTTTGCAAATGGCGCGGTTGCCATCCTTTACGAAGGATCAGGCACTTATCCAAAGACCGCTGCAACACAGGCTGTAATCGCATCATAACGATAAACAACGGGGTGGAGGGGAAACTCTCCACCTATTTCTAAAGGAGCAATAATGACAGCTCAAGTTGTGACATTGACTGAAAGTGAAAACAGATACCCGATCCGTAAAATCAAATGGGATTGGTTGAGTACAGACGCAGGGGTTGTGTCGTCCCCAACATTACAACAATACACAGGTTCAATCGTCAAGGTTATTTTCAAGTCTGATACAGGCGGAACACAACCAACTGATGCTTATGATGTAACCATCCTGGACAGTGATGGATTCGATGTATTGAATGGCGAAGGTGCAAACATAAACAGGGCAGTAAACGTTATCAAAACAAACCTGGATCAGTCCATGTTTGTCATGGGAACTACGCTGACATTGACGATTGCAAACGCTGGCGATGCTAAAGGTGGGGAAGTTTACGTTTACGTTGTACCCTGGGATTAAGAAGGGAATGAGATGAAAGTTAAATGTAAATCACGCATGGCGTTTAAGATTGTGATAAATAACGAATTGCGCACCTTTTCAGAAGGTGAAATAATCCTGCTGGACCAGGAAGACGCAGAAAGATTATCACGTGTTGGTCACGTTTCTGTTGTTACCGAACCGGAATTAGCATCTGTGAAGATCATTAATAAGCCAAAGGTAAGCAAAAAGGCGGTAAAGGATGACAATAACTAACGGCTATTGTGAGCTTGCCGATGTAAGGGAATTGTTGGGTGTTTCCAACCCATTAGAGACAACCAATGATTTGTTGATCGAGAAAGTAATAGAAGCCGCAAGTCGTGCTATTGATGGGTGGTGTGGTCGCAGATTCTACACGACCAGCACAGATGAAACAAAATACTATACCGCTGATTATTACAACGCCTTATTTCCTGACATCGACATTCTCAGCATAACGACATTGAAGACAGACACAAACGGGGATGGTGTATTTGAGATCACCTGGGCGACAACTGATTATTTGCTGTTTCCGTTCAACAAGCCTTACAAGACAGTAATTGAGGTAGATCCCGCTGGACGCTACAATTTTCCGAAAACAAAGCATGGTGTACAGATTGTCGGCAAGTTTGGCTATTGTGCAATCGCTGACAGACCTCCTGAAATTACCACGTTCTGCATGTTGCTGGCTGTACGCTTATTCAAAAGAATGTCTGAAGCACCATTCGGGGTAATGGGCTTTTCAGAGACAGGACAATCTACCATCATTCCTTCTGACGATCCGGACGCTAAAATGCTGATCGGTAAGTTTCGGAGATTGATATAATGGCAATCCAGGATTGTGTGGAGTATATCGACACCATCGTAAAAAGTAAGGTGACTTTAGCCGGAACGAACGTGTTTCCTTCCGAAAAGCAGATGACAAAGTTGTTCGCACAAATACACGAGGAATCGGGCAGGTTTTCAGGAAAGTCTGCTGGGTGGGGACAATCGTTTCATTCTATCGCGGTTTATTTGCTTGGGTCTAAATCCAACATGGAACAGACCTTCAAGCAACTTGAAGGCAAGATGGAAGCGATATGTGCGGAGTTGCTGAAAGACGCGACATTGGGTGGTAATTGTGACACGTTCGACGCAGAGCCGAACTATGAACTGGTGACAGTCAATCTGGCAGGTGTAGATTACACGGGTTACAGATTGTTAATCAACGAAATCAAAATACAGAGATGTTTTTAAGGAGTAACTATGGGCGCAAAATTTTCTAGACTTATTCAGTGGGGTCGTGAGGAAACATCCGGAACAGCTGTACCCGCAACCGCAATTGTCAGGGCAACAGGTGTTTTTGACGATGACGACGTACATAATCGACATGTGGAAGATGTAAACCAGATCAACGGGACAGATGACCAATACATAGCCAGAAAAGGTGGACAGATCACAATTGACTTTGATCCTGCCAACTTCGAGCAGATGGTGCACGTGCTGGATTGTAGCATTGCAAAAGCTACAGCAGCAGCTGATGGGGCTGGTAGTGGCTGGATTCGTACTTACGCATTTCCAACAAGTTCTACGGCGCTTCCGGATAGTATGACCATCGAAATGGGGGATAGTGCCGGTGATGAAGAAATGGAATTTTCATTCTGCCAACGTTGGACGCTAGAAGGATCACCAGGTAATCAGTTTACTTTGTCAAGTGATTGGTACGGCAGACAACAAGCACCAACAACAAGAACAGCTGATTTGACTATTCCAACCGTGTCACCGTTATTATTTGGTAATGCTAAGTTGTACATTGATGACGTTGACAGTGTGAGCTACACACCGTTTTTATGTTCTGTGTTGGGACTACGATTAGAGGTTGATTCTGGTGTTGTTGCTAAATTCGGGGCTAATGGTGCATTGACATTCTGTGGATTGGTACGCACTGGTTTTATACCACGTCTTACTATGACCATAGAACACAACGCCGCCGCACTTGCAGAGAAAGCAGATTGGCGAGCCAACATCCCACGTCGTGTAAAACTGTTATTGGAAGGTGCTGCGCTGGGAGTTTCCGGCACCGGATATAGCAAAAAATCATTGATCTTCGAATCAATGGGCTTCTTTGAAGATGTAACAGCAATGGCTGACCAAGATGGAAATAACGTCGTTGACTTCGTATTTCAGGGTGCATATAACAGGAGTGAGGAAAAATTTGGATCATTAATCCATGTATGCGAACTTGAAACGCTGACGGGTTACTAATCACAACAGGAGATGAGATGAAATTAGTAGAAACTGTTTTATACGGGCAATACCGCAAGTATAACCAGAAATTGAAGGAACTCGAAAAAGAGGCCGAAGGATTTGACTTTATCAATGCACAACTGGAAGCAGCCATTCTCGCTGGAATAATCATCGAGCCAACTGAATTGGAAGAAATGCCTATCAATGAGGTGATGGCGGTATATAGAGCCTTTGCCGATATTCTGGCAAAGTCACTCAATCCAGAAACAAAAAACTAATGCTGGCGGTGGTGGAGTATGTTGACAAGAAAACAACCCCACCGCCAGAGTTGGAATTGGGCTGGAATATGCGCGCCTTTGGTGGATTGCCTGAAGCTGGTGGAATGTTAGATCAACCCATTGATTTGATGAAAATGATCAGAGTTGCCTTGAATATTGAAAGTCTTTGGAATACGTATCGCAGAATAAAACCTGGTGACATTGGTAAATGGATCAAAGCAAACCCTGATGATTGGAAAACAATCAAGTACATTGAGGAGTTGATGAATGGCTAACGAGAATATAAAACTAACAATTACTGCTGATGATAAAGCATCAAAGCAGATAAAAGAGGTTGACAAATCACTTGAGGATTTGGGGAAAGAATCTAAATCCGCAGGCGAAAAATTTAATAATACGTTTACTGAATTATGGTCAAAAGTACAACTTGGTGTCATGGCATTTCAGCAGGTGTACAAGGCAGCGCAAGAATTTTATAAGTTTGCTCGTGAAGGAGCAGAACTTGAGTTCACTATTTCAAAGTTTGACAGATTATCTGAATCCATTGGAACAACCACAGATGCATTATTGAAAGACCTTAAAAAAGCAACAGACGGCACAATGTCGGATATGGAGTTGATGGGGGCTGCCACTGATTTTATGACATTAGGTCTTGCAAAATCACATGATGAGGTTGTCAGGTTAACAAGTGTAGCCAGCCAGCTTGGTATGAACATGAACCAGCTTGTCCTGACATTGACAAACCAGACAACAATGCGTTTTGATGCGCTTGGTGTGGCTGTTGATGGTTTCGATGACAAGGTGAAAGCACTAAAAGACAGTGGCATGGATGCTAATGCAGCCTTTACCGAAGCATTTTTACAACAAGCTGAAGAACAAATCGCTAAAGTTGGTAGTGTTACAGATGAAACAATTGGAACATTTATGCGATTCGAAGCGGCTATTGATAATCTGGCAGTACAAACAAAATTAAACGCTGCTCCTGCCTTAGAAGATTTAATAAAAGTATTGACAGACGGTATCAATGTGTTGGGTGGTAACAAAGGATGGTCAGCATTACTTAACGATGTAAATGATGCAGTTGGCAATAGTATTCCAACATATGATGATTACAGAAATGCATTAAACAGAACATTAGAAGAAACAGGATTATTAGTTGACGAAAACGGAAAACTAATTGCAACAAATATTGATGGTGCAATAAAGCTTGGTATAGCAAGAAAACAGGTTGAGTATTTATCAGAGGCTGAATTTAATGCTGCCATTGCAACTGCTGAATGGGATGAACACGAAAAACGATTAGCAGACACATTTAATCAGAATGTTGAGCCCGCTATAAACGCTGTAAAAGACGCCACCATCAACGCAAACGAAGCAATGAAAAAATATAGTGAACAATTATTATTCAATATTGCGTCACAGGGATTATCCAGTGAAGCAGCATTACAACTGGCTTATTCTATGGGATTAGTTGACGAAAAGACAGTGTATGCAACCGAAAAAATAAACACTTATCAACAGATGTTAAATGATGGATTGATAACAGTAGAAACCTATAATTCACTTGTTGCAACATTAGGATCTGAAATGGATAAAATACCATCCGACGTGAATGTTGACTTCTGGCTAAAAGTGCACGGCTATGATGACTTTCAACGAGTAGCCAATGCAATAGGTTCTGGCAGTATGTCGGGTGGTGGAGTTAAACAGCCAAAGGCAATCGCAGAAGCAGCTGGCGGTGACGTTCGTCCAGGTGGTACTTACATCGTCGGTGAACACGGAATCGAATTATTGCAGTTAGGACAGAATGGACAGGGGACAATCACACCAATGAGCAACATCACCAATAACTATAATCTTGGTGTGACCACAACGCAATCATTGAACACGGTAACAACGGGATTTGCGATCCTTCAGGCGATGGGATAAGGAGAGAGCATGACATTAGAATTATTGAAATTCTGGGTAGTAAAACCAACCAAAACAGCGGACACAAACCTTTGTACCAATCCATCATTTGAAACAGGTACTACCGGCTGGACTACGGGAGGAACCAATACCATCACCAAAAGTGAAACCGTCGCTTATCGGGGCGTGTACAGTTGCAAGTGTACGTACACGGATAATGACCTGTTAGCCAGTTATGCCATTACGCTGACAGACGTTGACCACACAGCCAGCATGGATATTTATATTCCAACAGGATACACAGGTACAGAATTGACCTTGACGTGGACTGGGTTCACGAGCGCAACAATCATTGCCGGTAAACCAAACATGACAATAAAAGACAAGTGGCAACGGGTACATTGTCACATCAATCCGGACGCTGGCGATTTGTCTGGCACTTTGACTTTGAGTGAAACAGGAACAAACGGGGACGCTACCGAGTTTATCTACATCGACGGTGTACAGATTGAAGCAAGAAACGAACCGACAACCTACTTCGACGGTGACACAGACGAATACACCTACTGGAATGGTCAACAATACCTATCTACCAGTGTTAGAAAAGCAACATCACGACGGGGCGGAACACTGGTTGATCTTGAAAGCTGTATGCACATCGGGAGTATCATTGGGCTTGGCATAAACCCTTACATGATAAACAAAACACAGACAGCGGGGGGAAGGTCGTTATATCAGCGCACCAATAAACTTGATCGTGAATTTTTGATGATTGGCGAAATCATCGCTAACAACTACGACGAACTTCAAACGAAACGCAAAACATTGCAGGAATTATTTCAGCCGGATTTGGTCACTGGTGAACAAGACGTAACACTTCGATACATGGCAACCACTGCAGCCGGATTACAGGCAAGCGAGGTTGTAGAAATTCGATGCAGAATGAAGTCAGACGGGCTGATTGGTCACTGGTCTAAACCTACACAGGAACCCATCACGCTGATGTTCGAAGCCTATGACGATTTGATGAGGGAAGGAAATGCAGCGGTACAGCTTGACTACAACAACACACTGGCAAACGCTGATTATATCGTCAAGCGTGATCGTAATGGGGTATGGTCAGCAATGGCAGGGGTGACGGGGACAGTTTATGCAATTGCACAACATCCGATTACAAAAGAAATTTATATAGGTGGTAATTTTGTAAATGCCGGTGGTGATCCTAACGCTGATTATTTAGCAAAGTGGAATGGTACAGCTTGGGTTAGTGTTTTTGCTGGAATAAATACAAGTGTTTATGCTTTAGCTTTTGATAGTGTTGGCAATCTTTATATTGGTGGCGCATTTGAAAATTTAGGTGGTGACAATGGTGATAGAATTGTTAAATGGGATGGTTCTAGCTTATCTAGTTTAGGAACTGGTCTTCAATCTGGTTATGCTCAAACAATAATCATTGATAACAATAATAATATTTTTGTTGGTGGTAATTTTCTTACTGCTGGCGGTGTTGCTAATACTGTACGAATAGCAAAATGGGACGGGTCGGTCTGGACTCCGTTGTCAACTGGAATTAGTAATGGACTTGTTTATAAAATAATATCTGACAAAAATGGAAATTTATATATAGGTGGAACCTTTACAAATGTTGGTGATGCAAACGGTAATTATATTGTCAAGTGGACAGGTTCAGCGTTTCAGAGTTTAGGAACTGGTGCTGATGGAAATGTTTTGTCTTTGTTTTTAGACGATTCGCAGAATTTATATGCTGGTGGTTCTTTTACTGCAATTGGTGGAGTCGCTGTTGGAAAGTGGGGTCGTTGGAACGGACAAAAATGGGAAGATAATGTTGTGGGACTACCATGTTTATCTTGCCGGAACCAGGGGTGCTGAGCCTATTTATGATGTCCCTAATGACCGCCTGACAAGTTACAGCCAGGACAGGTCGAAATACCCTGTTCATCCGTTTGCCACCGGGCCGTGGCGCGCTCCGAACAACAACACCAACACCTTTGCCCGCGAGACCCAGATAGACATCATGGCTAATGCAGCAGGCATTGATCCTCTTGAGTTCAGGCTGAAAAACCTGAAAGATGAAAAGATGATCGGTGTCCTGAAAGCGGTCGCTGATAAATTCGGGTATGTGCCCGGTAAGACTCCATCCGGAAGAGGAATAGGGTTTGCCTGCGGCACCGATGCCGGCACCTGGGTGGCGAACATAGCTGAGGTGGAGGTTGACCTGAAGACCGGGAAGGTGAAGGTGTTGAGGCTGGCATGCGCACAGGATATGGGCCTCTGTGTCAATCCGCAGGGGGCGCTGTTACAGATGGAGGGCTGTCTGACAATGGGATTGGGTTACACCCTGACCGAGGAGTTGAGGTTCGAGGGAGGCAACATCCGGGACAGGACTTTTGACACCTACGAGATCCCCAGATTCTCATGGCTCC